GCTTTAGCACGTTCAATGGCTAACGCTAAAGAAATCAAAGGCGCAAATGTTCTTAACAGAGCATTTAACTCTTCCTACACAGGCGGAGACGGTGTTGAATTATGTTCAACTGCACACTTAACAGTGTCCGGTGGCAACTATGCTAACGAACTAGCAACAGCGGCTGATCTTAACGAAACTTCTTTAGAGCAATCATTAATTGACATTGCTGGTTTCATTGACAATCGTGGTCTAAAAATCGCTGTAAAGGCAGCTAAAATGATCATTCCAGTTAATCTTCAGTTCGTAGCTGAAAGATTAATGAAGAGTCAGTTAAGAACTGCAACTTCAGATAATGACATCAACGCAATCGGTAACATGGGCATGATCCCTGGCGGTTACGTGATCAACCATTATTTGACAGACACAGATGCATTCTTCATCAAAACTGACGCTCCAAATGGTTTGAAGCATTTTAACAGAGCACCAATCAAAACTTCAATGGAAGGCGATTTTGATACAGGTAACGTAAGATACAAAGCTAGAGAGAGATATTCATTTGGATTCTCTGATCCTAGAGGTATCTTTGGATCACCAGGCGCATAATCAATAAAAACTTAGAATGGGCGTATATCGCCCATTCTTCTTGTTGCAAATTTCACCTAAAACTGTATATATTAATAAAGTCACATAGACTGTAATCAGACAGTATAGAGACTATGTGATAAGGTCTATACAACCAAGGAGGTTTTAAAATGGGCAACTCAACATTTTCAGGTCCTATTCGATCTGAGAGCACAGTAAAAACTGTAAGCAAAAACGCTAGCACAGGAACAATTACTGAAATCATTACTATGGGTGATGCACCTGTTGCGTTAGGAGATGAAGATAAAACTCTTGATGCCGCAACACACAGTGGTAGAACTCTTGTAGTTCCAGCAGTCACAGCTAACAGAACTATTACTTTACCTGCTCCCGTAGCTGGTCAAACTTATAAATTAATTTATGGTGGTGCCGCAGAGGAAACAGAAAATCTAATTATCGTAACACCAGGAAACTCTAACTTCTTCCTAGGTGGTGTCGTTCATATGGATTCAGATGCTGACAATGTATCTGTATATTCTGATGGCAACTCAAATTCAAAATTGACTTTGACAGATTTTGGTATCTTTGAAATTAATATTGTAGCTAAAGATAGCACTAATTATTATATTTGGGGTTACCAAGAGGGTGCAGATGCACCTGCATTTGCAGATCAATAATATTTAAAGTGAGGGCTTCGGCCCTCACAGTTTCTTAATTAAGGAGGGAAACAATGGCAGATACAGTAACAGGACCTACAATACTACAACAAAATGACAATCGTGTTGTCATTAAAATGGTTGTACAATCAGATGGATCAGGTAGCACAACACCTTTTGGCGATGTTTCAGAATTACTTGCTAGAAATGACGGCACAGCTGTAGCACACTTAGGTTTACTTAGAGTTTGGTATTCATGTCAAGGTGGCGATGGAGGTGACTCTTTTGCACGTCTAGATGAAGAAGACTCAGATGGAGATATTCCTATCATTGGATTAACAGGCGCAGGCTATTGGGATTTTAGAGAGTTTGGTGGTATTCCAGCAGACAAATCTAGTAATAGTAATGAAAGCGATGTAAATTTTGTTGTACCAAGCACAGCTGATTCAGGCAACATGTATACAGTTATAGCAGAGTTTCAAAAGATATATTAGGAGTAAAATATGCCTACATACTCAGGTACTAACGCATTTACTCTTACAATCGAAGAGGTCATAGCAGAGTCATACGAAAGGTGTGGTTTGTTTGTAAGATCAGGTTATGATCTTAAAACTGCAAGAAGATCTCTTAATTTACTTTTTGCAGAATGGGCTAACAGAGGTTTAAATCTTTGGACAATAGAACAAAGAACAAAAACTTTAGTAGCAGGAACTTCTTCTTATGATTTAGATACTGATTTAGTTGATGTATTATCTGCTGTTGTTACAGAAGCTAGTGATTCTACTGTTGATAGACAAATAGAAAGAATCAGTAGAGCTGAGTATTTGAACATATCGAAAAAATCTACGTCAGCTTCTCCCACTCAATTTTACATAGAGAGAACCATTACTCCTAAGTTGTATGTATATCCAACACCTGATGCAGCTGATACATTTAAGTATTATGCAATGACTAGAATTGCAGATGCAGGTGAATATACAAATAACCCAGAAGTACCTTTTAGATTTTTTCCTTGTTTAGTATCAGGTCTTTCTTATTACATAGCGATGAAAAAAGCACCTGAAAGAATACAATTATTAAAACAAGTTTATGAAGATGAGTGGCAAAGGGCATCAGCAGAGGATAGCACTAGGTCAAGTATAAAAATTGTTCCAGATGTAGGAGTTATGTAATGGGCACAGCAAGAGGTAAATACGCTAAAGCAATATCAGATAGAAGTGGGTTTGCTTTTCCTTATAGTGAAATGGTTGAAGAGCATGATGGAGTGTTTGTACATAAATCAGAGTTTGAACCCGAACATCCACAAGAGGATAATCCCTCTACACATAGAGCAGATGTCGAAGCACTTAAAAATGCAAGACCAGACAGATCAGAACCTGTTGAGGTTAAAGTAGGTCAAAAAACATTTTTTGATCACAATGATACAATGTCTCCTCAAGAACAAAAATTTATAGTATTAAAAGCCACTGTTAGTGGCGTGACTGTGAGTATTTCATAATGACAACTTACTCAGAACTAGTAACTCAAATAAGAGACTACACAGAAGTAAGCTCTGACGTTTTAACAGATACAAGAGTTAATGATTTTATAGAACATACTGAAAACAGAATATTTAGAGATGTTGATATTGATGTTTTTAAATCTAATCAAACAGCTAATTTAACAGCATCTAATCCTTTTGTATCTTTACCCGGTGGATCTGCACCTGATCCAACATCTTTGGGTACAATAAGAACTATGCATATTTTCCCTGCTTCAGGAACTCCTACTCGAACAAATTTAGAACAAAGAGATGTTTCATTTATTTCAGAATATGCACCTGATAGAACAGCCACAGGCACTCCAATCTATTGGGCATGGTGGGATCACAACTCTTTAATAGTTGCACCTACACCAGATTCTGCTTATAATGTAGAACTGGGAATCACAAGATTACCAACAAGGTTGTCAAGTACAAATACAACATCTTGGATAGGCAGTAATGCTCCAAGTGCTTTATTATACGGATGCCTTGCCGAAGCCTTTAAATTTTTAAAAGGTCCAGCAGAAATGCTGCAATTATACGAACAATCATATCAACGTGCTATTCAAGAGTTAGCTATAGAGCAACAAGGAAGGCATCGAAGAGATGAGTATATGCATGGAGCCATTAGGCTTCCTATTAAATCAACAAGTCCATAAGGAGGATAAACAATGGCAATTACACAAGCTGTGTGCACTAGTTTTAAACAAGAGCTTTTAACTGGAACACACAATTTTACTGCAACTACAGGAGATACTTTTAAGATTGCATTGTATACAAGTTCTGCTTCTCTAGATGCAAGCACTACTGCTTTCAGCACATCAAACGAGGTTTCTGACTCAGGAACTTATAGCTCTGGTGGTGGTACTTTGACAAGCGTTACACCAACAACCTCAGGAACAACAGCTATATGCGATTTTTCTGATATATCTTTTACATCTGCTACAATTACTGCAAGAGGAGCTTTAATTTACAATAGCTCTGATTCTAATAAAGCAGTAGCGGTGTTAGATTTTGGTGGCGACAAAACATCTACAAGCGGAACCTTTACAATACAATTCCCAACTGCTGATGCAAGTAACGCTATATTGAGGTTAGCATAGGAGAATTAAATGGCATTAGTCATTAATGATAGAGTAAAAGAAACAAGCACTACAACAGGCACGGGTGCTGTATCACTAGGTGGTGCAGTTACTGGTTTTGAAACTTTTGCAGCTGGCATTGGTAATTCAAATACGGTTTACTACTGTATTGCGCACCAAGATCAGGATGAGTTTGAAGTTGGCCTGGGTACTTTAAATGGTGATAGTTCTACTTTAACTAGAACTACAGTCATATCAAGTTCTAACAGCGACAGTGCAGTAAACTTGAGCTCAGGAACAAAAGATGTTTTTTGCACATTACCTGCAAGTAAATTAATTTTTGAAGATGCAAATAATGATGTAACGATAGGTCGTAATTTAACTGTTACTGGTGATTTAACAATCTCTGGTGATGATATTACCATGAACACTAATACTAGTGGTGCGGCACTTATTGGTGATGGTTCAAACTTTAATCCTGTAGTTATATCTGGTGATCTTAGCATAGCCACAAACGGAGCAGCATCATTAGCTGCGGCACAAACAAATATTACATCCATTTTAGCAACCGATGTTAAAATTGGTGAAGATAATGAAACAAAAATAGATTTTGAAACAGCAGACGAGATACATTTCTACGCTGCAAACGCTGAACAAGTATTTGTATCAGATGGAGTATTTGGCCCACAAACAGATAGTGATGTTGATTTAGGAACTAATTCTGTAAGATTTAAAGATGCTTATGTTGATTCTGTGACAGTCACAGGCGATATTAGTGTCGGAGATGATCTTACTGTCAATGGTGGTGTTATTGATGTAAAAAATGCAGGTGCACAATCAGAAGTTAGATTTTATTGCGAGTCATCAAATGCTCATTACGCGGCTATTAAAGCACCAGCTCACTCTGCTTTTTCTGGCAATACGACATTAACATTACCAGCAACAACGGATACAATTGCAGGTATCGCATCAACACAAACATTAACAAATAAATCTATTGACTCAGACAACAATACAATTACAAACATTGTAAACGCAGACATTAAATCAAGTGCTGCGATTGCAGATACAAAATTGGCTACAATATCTACAGCAGGTAAAGTAGCATTAACAGCATTAGAGATTGATGGAGGATCTGACATAGGTGCAGATTTAACAACATCAGATTTAATAATAGTGGATGATGGTGCTGGAGGCACAAACCGAAAGGCAGCATTATCTAGAGTAGTAACATTAATGACAGCTCAAGGATTCTCTCAAGAAGATCCTACAGCTTTAGCAATAGCATTAGGATAGGAGGGTAAATGGCAAATACTTTTAAATTAGTGACAAAAGCAGGTGTAACAAGTGCTGACGTTATTTACACCGTGGCCAGTTCTACAACAACTGTAGTTCTTGGTGTAATGGTAGGTAACACAACAACATCACAAGTCACTGCAACAGTAAGTTTAGCATCAGATACTTCCAACAGAGCAGGTGCAAATAATGAAGCTAACCAGACAGTTGAGTTAGTAACTAATGCACCCATACCTGTGGGTGGTACACTTGAATTATTGTCAGGTAATAAAGTAGTTATGGAAGCAACTGATACGCTTTCATTGACAGCTTCAGGTGCATCAGACATTGCTGTATCGATTATGGAGATAACCTAGAATGGCATACGTTGGTACACCCATAGATACAACGAATCAGTTTCAGTCTTTGGTAGGTAAAAGGTTTAGTGGTAATGCCAGTACAACAGCATTTACATTAGACGTTGCACCAAGTTCTACACTAGACATAGAAGTCTTTGTAGAAAATGTTAGACAGGACCCAAACTCTGCATATAGTTTATCAGGCACTACATTAACATTTGCTGCCGCACCCCCTAGTGGTACAAATAATATTTATGTAATACATCAAGCAAAAGCAGTAGGAACAATCACTGCTGGTGCAGGAACTGTCAATGCAGATTCTTTTGATAACACAGTTATATCTGGACACACAGCTTTAACATCACCTCCTGCAACAACAGATGAATTTTTAATATCAGATGCAGGAACAATAAAAAGAATAGATTATTCTGTTTTAGGGTCTACCCCTGCTTTTCAAGCATACGGAAGTGGCTCTGACCAAACAATATCTGATGCTACAGCTACAAAAGTAACTGTATTTAACACAGAGGAATATGACACAAATAGTATGTTTGCTAGTAATAGATTTACTCCAACTATAGCTGGTAAATATTTTTGTTATGCAAATTTATATTGGGATACAGGAACATCTAATGATTTTCACAATGGTTCAGTATCGTTAAGAAAAAATGGCACTAACATTTGTGCTATTACTAATAACTGGAACGCAAGTGGTGGTAATGCTATGGGCAATCATGTGGGAGCAGTAGTAGAATTTAATGGTTCTAGTGATTATGTAGAAGTTTATTGTTATCAAAATACTGCTTCAGGAAATTCATCTACAGTTTATGCCTCACAGTCTAATTCAAGTTTTGGAGCATATAGGATTATAGGAATATAATATGGCAAATTTAAAAACAAAAACAAAACTATATATAGAGGCAAATTCTGCAACTTGGGACGATACAAAAGTATCTTTACAAAATGATGGTAGTGGCGACTATATAAAAACATGGACATATAGTTTTTCTAAACCAACAAATTCACAAATAGCATCATATGAAACAGCAGGTAATACCGCAGAAACTTTATCAGGTGTTTTAAGTAAAAGAAAAACAGAATACTTATCATGGAATGAACAATTAGATAAACTATGGCACGATATTAATGATGGTAAATTAGATAAGACAGGTTCTTGGTACAAACATATTAAGGCTGTCAAGGATGCAAACAGTAAAGGGTAGCTATGGCATTTGGAGAAGTTGGAACATCACTATCCAAGATAAAAGCCAATAGCTTAAATCTTGCAGGTACATTTGGATTTAGTGGCACAGTCACAGGATTAGCTGATGAAACACCTTTAGTATTACTAAGCACATTTACTTCTGATGGTTCTGATGCTACTGCAACATTTGCTAGTGGAATAGATTCTACATATAAAGAATATTTGTTCGTGTTTAACAATATACATCCACAAAATGATGAAAAAGATTTACAAGTAGGATTTAGAGATGGTGGAAGTGATTATGATGCTGTTAAAACTACATCTTATTTTGAAGCTATACATGATGAAGCAGATAGTTCTACTAGTTTAGGATATCAAACAGGTTTAGATATAGCACAAGGCACAGGTTTTCAAACTATTTTAAGATTTATAGGTGATGATAATGACCAAAGTGCATCAGGTATAATGAGGCTGTATAACCCCTCAAGCACAACTTTTGTAAAACATTTTGTTGCAGTGGGAAGTTCTGTTACAGGAGGCGATTATGCTAACAATCATTTTATTGCAGGATATATTAATACAACCACAGCTATAAATGGTGTTCAATTTAAATTTAATAGTGGTGAAATACAAGGCGGAACAATAGATTTATTTGGAGTAGTATAATGGCACTTAGTAAATTAGCAGCAAACTCTTTTGACCTTACAGATAATTATGCTTTTACGGGCACAACAACTGGAGTAACATCTACACAGAAAATATTTTTGATTAAGAATATCGATGCTAGTGGTAGTTCTAATATTAGTTTTGTCAATGGTTCTAGCAGTGTTGTATTAGATAATACATATAAAACATATTTATTTCGATG